TGGCAAGGTACATCCTTCTCACACTACCTCCAAATGTTATAATTCACTGGCTACGTACTGGGCTCTAGGAGTTTTCTAGATACACTCCTATTATACCTTTTGGGCTAACATTATTCTTTGCATGGTTTATAGGGAAGGTATCCTCTAATACTTTGTAGTTATTGATTCTGGGTATTATGATACATATGCTACCCTGATACTGATTTATCTTTTATAGGTTGAAAGGGGAATAGAATAAAAGTCTACCTAGTTTCCATTTAATGCAACATATCTTATATGAAGGCAACACGATTACCAGTACTACTTCCTGTAGTAACACCTCCAGCTAGAAAGGTTTCGGGGCAACACCTCGATACACTATTCAATGCTTTAATTCTTATTCTTAATTTAGATTCTGTGGAATATATGTCAACAGATCTGGTCGCCATCTTAACATCAATGCATAACCAATTGATTTCTAGGCTCGATATAGACGCAGCAGCAACAATTAGTCTATATAAGCAGCTAGCTAGTTACTTCTTATCCTACGTCCGTGGTGTACGGCTACCTCAGTCTTCTTTTAGACCTGAGGATTGGTCCTTGTTACACAATTGTCCTCAAATCTTTGTAGAGTTGTTACCTTGGTATGATACTTGGCTTCAAGCCAAGAAATTAGATGACCGTCGTTTCTGGTTACATATACAGGTAATCTATGCCTTCCTTTCAGGACATCGTGTTATTGTTACTCCAATGAATATCAACTTATCCACTATTACTGCACATAGTAGTGTCGATCCACAACCGGAGTTTAACTCTTATCATGAGTCCGCTACTAAGGCATTAGGTATTACACCTGATGAGTTTCAAAGAGTCTTCAAGTCTTTCTGTGCCAAAGCCCAACTTAAGGTAGTTACAACCGCTGGTCCTAATGGACAAGCAACGTGGACAGCACATGAAGATGCTGTCGCGATATCCGCTTCTGGTGAACTGTTACACTCGATCCATTCCTGGGCTCGTAAGACGGGTCTAGAGTGGATCTTCTCTTGTATGTTTGGTACTGTACAAGCGCCTGCCTCGTTATCCGGAAACAAGTCACAGGCACCCATTCATTCAAAACTTCATGCAATAGAAGAGTGGGGCGGTAAGACCAGAATTGTCGCGATCATGGATTACTGGACACAAATGTTTCTCACACCTTTGCACGATACTGTAGCCCATTTCCTAAAACGTCTGGATAATGACGGGACATTCGATCAAAATCGGATCATCGCCAAAGTCAAAGACTGGACTCTCCACTCACAGAAAGGTGTCTATTCGTATGATCTCACTGCTGCCACTGATACAATTCCTATCAAGCATCAGACTGCTCTATTAGGTTATCTCCTAGGAGATGCTGATCTTGCAGGTTTCTGGGAGAATATTATGACTAACCGTTCTTTCCAAGCCCCAGATGGTTCATTTGTCCGTTACGCCGTAGGTCAACCTATGGGCGCTAAATCTTCTTTCCCGATGTTAGGTCTTATACATCACTTCTTTGTCCAAGTGGCAGCCCAAAAGGCGAACGTCACCGGTTACAAGGATTATGTTATCCTCGGGGATGACAACACTATGGCCACTAAAGATGTAGCTTCAAATTATTTAACAGTCATGGAATCTATTGGTGTTCCTATTAATTTATCAAAATCGGTATATTCACAACAAGGGCTCTTAACGGCTGGGGAGATCTGTAAAAGGATCTTTGTAGCAGGCAGGGAACTTACGGCTATCCCGGTGAAGTTGATAGTCAAAGCCAACCGTTTCGGACATCTTATCTCAGCTCTTCAGGCCGTAGTGGAGGCTCGTAACTGGCCTGTACGAAAAGATCTATTTATAGAGTTCGCCGCCGGAATAGTAGACAAGAAGTCGCTCCAGGGTATCATCCTTTTAAATAGTTTACCAACTGAGATTACTGGTTTCAAAGACCGTTGCGATATACCTTCTGACTTCTCTATAACCAATGCTTGGTCTAAGAAGAACGCAATGGATTGTGAAGAATTCCTTCGTGCCTACACGTATGCTCTTGTCACTGAGCAGTTAAAACGTGTTGATCAACTCCTTAAAGGTACCATCCTTATGGCCGAAACAATTGCCGCTATGGCTAATCCTGATCCGGCGAAAGTCTGGCCCACTGCTCTATTTGATCATTTAACTCCAGAGCAGAAAACGGCTAAGATGAATGCCCTTCCAGCCTTGAACTGGACACATCCTATTTGTATCGCTGCCCAAAATGAGCTCGACAGAGTTCTCGGTCATTTATCTGGTCTTAGATCAGGGACAAAAGCAACAGTTACACTAGCCAGACGTGGTCTACTTGATTCCTTACGTAACTCTCTTCATGAAATGTGGCTAGGGGAGGCCGAGAAATCGGCAGCAGTTACGCGTTCAGTTCTTAATTCTATGTTTGGTGCCGTCGGTAAATTACTCGGTAGAATGGATAAAGATCCTAAGGATAATACCCTTACTTTCTCAGTCCTACTATCTCAAGTTCAACGTATGTGGACAATCCATTGGCAATATCGGTCCGATGTTCGGATCAATGCTGTCAAATCTAAAGTCAATATCAACGTATCAGCAGTTAAAACAACTGTCTCTAGTGCAGTAGAGAAATTCAGTGTTTCTAACTTTCGGTTATAGTTATAACCTCTTATAAAAAGTCCCCCCGAAATTATAGGACCGACAACAGGTTGAGTGTTGGAACCCTAATATTACACTAACTCTGTAGGTTCGCTGAATTTGTTCGTCGCCTCCCCTACTTATTGTTAGAAGCTCAACGTAATGAGGTTAAGACAATCTTCGGATGTTTTCTAGCGTGTTCCGGTAGAGCAGCGTTGTAGACGATCTACTGGTTCCGCTTGGGTATCAGTG